AAACTCGCGCTGCTGTAGCCCGTGGCTAAACTCGCGCTTCTGTCGCCCGTGGCTAAACTCGCGCTTCTGTCGCCCGTGGCTAAACTCGCGCTTCTGTCGCCCGTGGCTGAACTCGCGCTGCTGTAGCCCGTGGCTGAACTCGCGCTTCTGTAGCCCGTGGCTAAACTCGCGCTTCTGTCGCCCGTGGCTGAAGTTCCGGTAGACGCAGAGGCGACAAGCGCCATTTGACCAGCGAGTACGAAAGCAGTTGCACTTTGCCACGTGCCGACGTGCCGGATCACGCATTGCTTGGCCTTGCACTTCCCGCCGAGGTCGATTACTTCTGCTGGCAGTGCGCCAAATATGATCCAAGTGGAAGACCAATCCGGGTCTTTCCCGTCGCCGATGTGTAAACCCCACGGCCAGCCGTGCAGGCCGTGGCCGCATTCGGCCTTGGCGTCCCAGTCGGGCGCTTCCACGGTAGCGCCTATTTCAAGCGGCCACCTAAAACCGTTATAGCTGGTGCCGTCTTTGCCGACGCACTTCACCAGCATCACTTCTCTGCCGTCGTGCGTCCATTGATGCGCCATAGCAAGCGCTTGTTTGTTTTCTGTTTGCTCCATTTATGCTGCCGCTCCTTTAGCCATCGCCCAGCCGCGTCTGCCCATCGCGCTTTTTTTGAATTTCCAAAAGTAGTTAATCATTCAAGCCTCAAAACGGCACATCGTCATCACTAATCGCGTCCTCGTGCGGCCTTGGCTCCTGCGGTGCGCTCTGCCGTGGCGCTGTCTCGTCCTTCTCTTTGCCCTCCACGATCATGCAGTCCTCGGCCACGATCTCCGTTCTCCAGACTTTCTGGCCGTCTTTGTTTTGGTAATTGCTGACAGACAAACGACCCTTGACCATCACACCCACGCCTCGAAGGAGCTTCGGCCCAAGCCAATCCTTCCCCCAGACGACAACGTTGAGCCACGTGGTTTCTTCCTTCCACTCGTTGCGCTCGTCCTTCCACTTGCGGGTAGTCGCTACCGAGAACTTGGTGACCGACTTGCCCGTTGGGGTGAAGGAGACCAAGGCATCTTTTCCCAAATGCCCCGCGATGAAAACCTGATTCATTGATGGCATCTAAACCTCCACCTGTTGTTTCTCGGCTGTCTCGACCTCACGGCAAAGCTGCTCAATAGCCTTCCGCGCTTGCTGCATCTCTGCCGCCGGCATCGGCTCCTGCAACTTGTCAAACATCGCCAGGGCAACCGCCTTGCGTTGGTTTTCGTCCAGATCGCGCCAATGCTTTGCGCCGGCCTTCGCGTCGTTGATGAGTGCAAGCTGTTGAAGGGATGCTGGCACTTCCCCGCCGCAATGCTGGATGAACCGCTCGTTTAGCTTGACCATGATGAAGTTCAGTTGCGGCACCTTCGCGGCCTTCACGATGGCCTCGAATTGTTCCCGCGTTGGTTCCTCTTCGGAGCTTGGCGTTGCCGCCGTCTCCTTCAACCGCCGCGCAATGACTTCTTTTCTGGCTTCTTCTGTCGTTGGCGTGTAGTTATCGGCTTGGCCCATCTCGTCCGAGGTATACAAGCCGCTCAACTCTTCCGGGAATGCCGCACGAAGCGCCAAGGCTTCCGCGCACTTGGCAAGCTGGTTCGCTGGCATCTTGCGCCACATGGAATTAGGCTTGCCTTCTCTGTCGGTTTGCAGATACTCCCGGTAAAGGGCGACTCGGCATGTGGGCTTGACGAAGCCGTGACGGTAAACCGACACACGCGCGGCCGCTGGCGCTTGATCCTTCAGCCACACGTCTACCCACTGCCCATCGTCCCCGCACCATTCCGGCGCGTCCTGCCCTGCGTAATGGCCCGTTCTTTGAGCCAGGGTTCGGAACCCGTCTATGCCCGTCTGAAACGTGATGGTTTCCCGGCGAAGCGTCGAGTCATACCGTTTCATGGCATAAATCTGCTTTGAAAATGGGTCGAGCTTCTTTGATTTGCAAACCTCGGCAAACAGCCGTAACTCTTCATCGCTGGCGCCCTTGCAAATCGTGTCTTTTAGAAGCTGTGTTTTTTCAGGAGTCCACTCAAACGATTGAACCTGTTGCTGTTGCTCCATTACTGCTAGTTCGCTGCTCACGCCTCTACCTCCTCTTGGGTTTCGGTCCACTTAAAGTTGATCCAATCGTAGGTATTGTTCGGAGACCTGACACCGTACTCCCACCCGTCCGGAATCTTTGCGTATGGCTCAATCTGTTTCACTTGCTCCCCCGTTTCACAATCTCCGCAACCTCAAGCCAATCCTGCGCTGCCTCTGTGTCATCGGTGCATCGTTCGCACTCAAAGAAGTGCCGCTCGAAGTGCGCTTGCAGCCACCCCGGCATAGTTCCCCGCGCGTACCATTCGGGGTAGCCGCACACTTGCGCGTTCAGGTGCACCAAACAAAACCAGATCGCCCTCATCTCTTCCCCCTCGCAAACCGCACCATGTCCACCGCACCCCCGGTCGCCGTGATAACGGCATTGCCCGCCAGCCAAATCACCAACACCGCCGCCACCGTCGCGGCAATCAGCACCGGAACGGGCAGCATTAGGAAATCGTCAAAGCTCATGCCGCCACCGCCAGCACTACGTCAGGTGCGCCAAGCTCGACGCGCATAACCGCGACATACCAATCCGGGTTCCAATTCCGCCAAAATGCCGTGAAATACACATACGGCATTGCTAGGTAGCCTTCAATCGGCTGCGGGCAGTCTGAGTACCAGATTTTCTCCCGCGTCACCTTAACGCGATTCCTAGCCGCCCAGCACGGCTTACAAACAACGGTGTTGGCTTCATCATCGCGGTAGCTGCCACCCGTCGCGCAATTCACACAGCAATCGGTGTGACACTCTGCGCTGACCGTCTCACGGCACTGCGGCATGTGCCCGAACTCTTCGCCGCGAACCTTGCAGGAGTCACAGATGTAGGCAAATGGGACCATCATCGGCACACCGCCACAACGCCACGAAGCTCGTCTACGGCTTGCTGTTGGCACGTCTCCAGGAGCTTCACGCACTCGCTACAGATCCGATCCGTAACAGGCCCGTCTGTCACCAGCTTGCTTGTCGCCTGGTCACATGGCTGTTCGCAGAGATCGCACCAGGTCACCGCGTCCACTGCGTTAAACGGCGCTGTGCTGTCAGTACTCGCGCCCATTGGAAAGTTGCTAATCATTGGTTTCTCCTCGTAGCCCCAAAGTCCTAACGAATTTCGCCCCGCGTTCGTCCCGTTTGGCTCAAGGACCGTGAGGACTTGGCCGATACGACAACTTCGGGTAGGGTTGATACAAGATCGGAAATCACGGCGAAGATGGTCTTTTTCGCCACGTGATGAGCAAACGCCTTGATCTTGTTTCGATCAGACTCAAAAGCCATGATCGTGACTAATTTCTCTGGTATACTTTTCTGTGCTTTTGTGTTTTTGCTGCTCACGTTTTCTAGATTAGTGGATAAGTAGATAGTTAGTCAATAGGGAGTTTTAAGAAAAGTGACTTTCTCCACCTAAGTTGTTGAAATGGCTACGCAAAAAAGTTTAAAAATTTCCCCGGCCGCCCATCGGCGCATGAAGCTCTTGAGTGCGGAGCTTGATTTTTCAGCGGATAAACTGATCGTCGAAGCATTGAACGCCTACGAAGTAACCCGTACCGGAGTAGTACGGGTAGGGGATATACAAGAGGGGGCGATACGAGATATAAAATCTTATGCGGATGCCCTACAGAAGATCGGGGCTATCGTGTCGGAGGCTTTAAATGCGGCAGAAACGCCCGATAACTGCGAAACGGTTGAAGGAACTCGTCAGGCTGTCAAACGAGTTGCAGCGCGCTTGGACAAGATTGGAGCGCGAGAAGACTAGAGTACTCGTCCAGCTTGCAGGCAGCCAGCAAGTCAACAAAAAGGCTTTGCTCAAGCTATTTAGACCGTGATAGACTGTTATTGGAATTTGCTCATCTGGACAATGAACAAGGGCGGCTGCGGGAAACTGCGCCGCCCGTTCCATTTTCACCGTCCTGAAAAAATCCACCGTTCCCACTTGTAGATTTATCCACCTTCGGTTATACTGGCCTTGTCCAGTGGCAGAGCATATTCTAAAACCGCTACCCATACCCCATCAGGTATCCGTGCGTTCGCTTTGTTGCTTGGCAGTAGCATAGGCGAAAGCCAATGCCGGGACGGAACTAACCCAGGTGAGGGGGCTCCCCTGTCTCGATAGGACCAATCGCTGTAGCGAAAGCCAAGCGTCAAACCAGGAGGGGGCGGAGATACCGGGGTCGCGTCCCCTAAGAGTCCAATTGGCGCGTGCGTTCGTTCCTATACGGGCATGACGAACCAGGGAGACAAGTAAGCTCTAGGAATATTTTTCCCAGGGTTAACTAGATCCCTGTACGAACGAAGCCTTCCAAGCATTAAGTTCTTAAGAGTCTTTAAGGGGTTTGTATGGAAAGAGAATACGCGTTAGAAGCTGCAAACATCAGAGCAATGCTTACCTCGATCAATCGCAGAGTCACCAACAAACAGCTAAAGTCTGTTGCAAAAATGACACGTAAAGTGAACCGTAAAATTGAGGCGTTCGCGGCTAAGATGTCGCTGGATTTGCCCTTGGTTTCGACTTTAGAGGGTAGTCAAGTTGATACCTTTAGGAGCCAGCTAAAGGCCGTGAAAGAGCGCGTAGAAAGCGTTTACGGCCCTAAGTGCAAAGCGAAGCGCGCCAAAGTCACGCGCCTTTGCAGAAAGCTGGAACTGGACACTTCGGCCACCACTTACCGTGAAGTGATTTTGCAGTTTGCGAACACTCCAGGACGGGAACGGTTGATGGTCTACAACGCCTACATGTCTTCAAACGCATGGGCAAAGGTTAAACGGCGCGTTCTTGCCGCGCGTGGAGCCATCTGCTCGACGTGCGGAAGCACTGCCAATATTCACGTTCACCATAAGACCTATGAGCGTCTTGGGGCTGAATTGGACGAAGATTTAGAGATACTGTGTAAGCCCTGCCACATGCAATTACACAGACGGAAGGCCAGCTAGGGCAGGAGAGGAGAGAGGATGACGATGGACGATTCGATGACTATTGCGCTGAACACGCAAGCGCTGGACCAAATTGCGGAATTGGAGAGGGAGAATGCCGAGCTAAAAAAGCGCATCGGGTGCTTGAACGCGGAGCTTCACGAAATGACGGAGGCATGGCGGGCGCAGACAGACATCATTCCTGAGCGGGATCGGTTGCGCGAGGAAGTGGACGCGCTTCGGAAGGACAAGGGTCTGCTGGACTGGCTAGAACAATTAGGGACCGAGGCCACGTTCCACCCCAGCACGAATGATCGAATCACATTTATTCCGGACGTGATGAAGGTGGAGTTGGACTCGCCAGAGTCGCCTTATCCTGGGGTGTGGACGGGTCGCACATTGCGCGATGCGGCCATGAAAGCGCGGGAGGCGCTGAAGTAAACCGTACCCACCTTACTAAAGTGGGGGTAGATTAAACCGATGGTAAGTCTTACAATCCAGTTATGAAAACACTAGTACTAGCTTTACTTGCAACCTTTTCGGCGTCGGCAACGGTGTTCACCACATCGTTCACACCCGACCCCAATCAATCAAACATTCTGTCGCTTGTGTCGCTCAGTGTGGATTTGCCATGGGCACAGTCAGCCGGCATCCAGACAGGCGCGGCGACAACGGTACAATTCACGCAACTAGACCCAGCGTTCCCCATGTACGCACTAGCCAGGGAAAATGATTTCGTGCGCCCATCGGCTGGTTTGCCGCGTGGGAAGTGCGGCAAGTGGTGTAAAAGAATCGAAGAACTTAAAAGGAGAGGCTGGTTTGTCGAGACGCAATGGCTTGACTGGCTGACTGAATAACCGGAATGCTCGCCACCGCTACACGCGCGTCCAATCCCCTGAGCATTTCGGGGTGTAGAGCAAATCACACCCCCGACCCCCTCTCTTTTCAGAGACGAGGATTTGCCTGCTTGCGTCCGGGTCAATTCCCCCTGGCCTGATTTGCATTCCAGTCTAACTATCCTCGGAATGCAGCTTAGTAAACTCTCGCCACTTCGCCACGATCAGCCAGCCTCTTCGCTATACGCTGCCCACCGATCTCACGCCAAATACGACGCTCGGCGGCAGTTAAGCCCGCTGGCTTCATTGTCAGTCCCTCCCGTTCTTTCTGTCAAGAGAGAATCTTCGCCTTTCCTTCATTTATTTTGCGTGGCGTGGTGTTTTTCTGTTGCTATTCAATCGGGCCGATTGTATGATTGAGACATGAAAGCAACCCCACTATCCAACGCAAACGGAATCAGCCAGTATTCAGTAAAGATCCTGGGCCTAACCGAAATCTTCACAGTTGTCCTGAATCGTCCTGGGCGCAAAGCGCGCTACACGGTGGTGGTGATATGAGCACCCCTCTTCCGGCAGTAGACGGCTACCAGTACGTGACGCCGTTTCACGGCTCATGGGATCTCGCCACGATCCCAGATGAGCTACTTTTTGCCGAGGCCGGCCGTCGCGCCAAGCTGAAGCAGAAGACAGAACGCGGCGGCGCCCCCAAGGGCAACCGAAATGCAGCCGCCAAGATCAAATCCGGGGATTTGGTCTATCACCGCACCAGGAAGCACCAAGGCGTGTTTAAGGGCAAAGTGGGGACATCAGACGCGATGGTGGAATTTGACGGGGAAGAGTATCAGGTGACGTACTCTTTGCTGGATCGGGTAGCCTCGCCCTGTGGAGAAGTGGTATCTCGTTAGGCTCATAACCTAAAGGCCGTCCGTTCAAATCGGACCAGGGCAACCAATACAAGCCTCAGCCTAACCGCTGGGGCTTTTTCATACCCACTCCCGCCTGTAATTTCTGTCTGAACAGAAAAATTCGTCATGCCTGTTGACACAGCCCGCTCACTAGGACTATAGTTTGTTCAGACGGGCAGCACGCGCAAGCCATGGACCCGTCTACCGCTCTTAGGCGCTTAAATGCTGCCACCTTCCCAGGTCCCTTTCAGTCCCTTCCTCTAAACCATGAAATTCAGCGTATTCTCCAGATCAGGCAAGCTGTTACGTGAGTGTCGCCAGCGTTCGGCCATGTCCTTAGTCAAACAGGGCAAGGCCGAGATGTGGGGCGTTAAGGGCGTCCGAATGCTCCTGGCGACGGACGAAGAAGTCAGCGCGGCACAGAAAGCCTGCGGTTACGACTCGACCAACGCCAACGGACGGACCTGGCACAGCCAGCAGCCCGCACCCAGCCTATTTCACCGCTGCCATGTAGCCGGGATGGTCTGGTCATGAACCAAACCGACAAATTCATACACGCCATGAAAAAACTACTATTCTTCCTACCCTTCGCCCTCTTGGTTGCCGTCGAGCGGCCATCTGAACGCATCCGCATCAAAGACATCGCCCCGCCTCCCGGCATGTGCATCTGCTCTGACGGCTCGGTACCATCCGGGCCTCACGGCGGATGTCCCAAAGGCACCCGCGATTGGTGTACCAATTCAACCAAGCGTCAGTAGTACCAACAGTGCTATCTAAAGTACGGCCAGTACCAGACATTGAGAATGCTTTGCCCATGCCATGCCTGAACCATCCGTTGACCCTCAAGGCTGGGAATTTATCGGGAAATTGCTCAATCCGACCGCGCTCATTGTCTCGATCTGGGCGGCGTATCGCGCCTCTCGTGAGCCAAACGAACACGCGACGAAAGAGAGAGACGACAAATTGGCCGCAATAGCGACCAAAATTGAACTCCATGACAAAGACATGGAGTATGTCAAGCGCGACCTGGGCGACGTCATGAAGCTGCAAAGGGATCAGACAACGATTCTTAGCCGCATCATGGCTTATTTCGAGGGCGGCACAAAGCGCCTGCCAACCGATCCACCGAGGCAATAATGATCGACATTATCGTTATCGTCACCACCTTCCAGAGCATCTGGAGCAATTTCTGGGGAGTTTAGTTTGAAACAGCTAATCGTCACCCGCCACCCGAACGGCAAGTATTCCTGCTTTTCACTGGCTGAGCCGATGCAGATTCCGAGCTCACAAAAGCAATTCGACTGCTCCGAGGGCGATCAGTGCCAGAAAATCGGCGGCTTGGTGTGGAGTGAGATTCAGATGGCGCCAGAATTACCGGAGAAATAGGTGACACAGATTATCGTCACCCGTTTGGACGACGGCCGTATCAACATTCAGCCCGTTGACGAGCCGTTGTACCCGCTGCCGAAATTCGGCGCGCTCTACGACTTCGACCCGCAATTCTACCCTGACGGCTTCGACGCCAGTCTTGGCAAAGAGTGCCGATTGCAGCTAATCCCCAACGCGGCCGCTACCCAAGATTCCGGCCACAGCCCCAGCGACGGCAACTAATGAAGCTCTTAGCCTTATTCCTGGCCGCCAGCATCACCCAAGCGGCGGAACACCCACGGCTCAAGCTCTGGGTAGCCTCAATCGCGGTCATGGCAGCGGGCACAACCGCAGACGCGATGACCAGTCACGGCCAGATCGAGGGTAACCCGCTATTGGCGACTCGGGGAACGTTCGGCGCAAAGGGTATCACCATCAAAGCGGCAGCCGTAGTCGGCATGGTGGCTCTGCAATGGCGAAGCAGGCACAACGCGCAAGCGGTCAAAGCCAGCATCTACACCAATTTCGCAACGGCGGCCATGTTCGGCGCGGTGGCTTCCATCAATGCGAGGCAGCAGTGAGCACCGTAATGGAGCTTTCGACAACGGCATTCTTCGGCGCTTTGCTTGGCTTCTGCATCCATGGCCTGCTACGCGCCTTGCTATTTCGCGCCGATCGATCGGCCTCAGCCGCCCTTCGCCGGGAATTGAAGATGTGGCAACAGGTAGCCATCAACCCGGGCGACATGTGGCGACGTCGGGCGCAAAGACTTTTCTAGAGAGGACATACTATGAGCACAACCCCAACACCCCAGCCGTCGAGCATCGCAACGGCTATCAGCGGCATTGAACAGCAAATCACCACTTGGGCACCGACCGCCATTCAAACGGCGCAGGCCGCCGCCGCAATCATTCACACCGAAGCCACCAGCCCCAACGATCCCGGCGCGACCAAGCTAGGTAAAACGCTCGGCCTGATCCTTCTCGGCGGGCAAGTCCTGACGGCAACGCAGAATCCAGCCTCGGTAGCGGGCGCGATCGGCGGATTGGTGACGCTCATCGGCAGCTTGGTCAAGGGCTTCAACGATGCGGGATTCTTCAGCCACAAGCCGAAAGCTGCAGCTACCCCAGTTACTGCAGTTCCGGCTACTGCAGCCGTCGCCTCTCAGTCTGCAGCTTCAGTTCCTGCAGATCCTGCAGCTACCCAGAAAGTCCCCTTCGCAGCCGAAACGCCAGCGCAGAAGCTCGGAACCATTTTAAGCCTCGGCCTTGTTCACGCGAAAGAACCCGTAACCGCTTCAACAGCAACCGCAACCCTACCCAAATGAAAGCCATTCTCCTCTCTCTGGCGCTCGGCGCGTCTCTGGCATTAGGGCAGTCGCCATGCACTAGCGCAATATGCCCGACTACTACCGTCCCCAGCGGCGTTTGCAGCGCCAACCAAGGCAAGTTGGTGGGACCAAGCGGCACCATCTACACGTGCCAGTCGGGGACATGGGCGGCGGTAGCTGGCGGCGGTGGTGGTGCGACCATCCCGGCTACTACAAACCTGATCTCAGGCAACGGCGCGGGGAATGGGGCGGATAGCGGGATTGCACCGAGCAGTTTGGTAACCCTTAACCCCACAGGACCCAATATCCCCACAGCAGGACTGTCTGCCGAATACGTGTATTCTTGGCCCAATTACGTCAAATACTCGCAGACTTTCAGCACCTCATCTTATTGGACAGTGACTCATTCTTCTGTTGCTGCTGCTGGCACGTGTTCGGTTTCCTGCACTGCCCCGGACGGCACCAACACGGGCAGCGAATTGGTGGAAGCGGCGTTTACAGGTGCTCACTATATTGCCCCGGGATCGACTTCTTTAGCTGCTCCTGGCGCGTCGTTTTCTCCAGGCGAAACTTTTACGCTATCCCTATACGGAAAGGCCAATACGCGCAATTGGTTCGCCCTAGAAGTAGATGACGGGTCTGCGTTTTCGATATCGTATTTTGATTTCCAGGCTTGCGTGACAGGTAACCTAACGGGCGGGTCGGGCGGGACTGCTTATGTTGTAGCCAGGAGTGCGACAACGGCTGCAAATGGCTGGTGTAGGGTGGCTATCACCTATACGGTGGCGACTTCGGCGCAAATCATCTTCGACATGGCTAGCGCCAACGGGACTATCAGTTACGCCGGGAATGGCACGAATAGCGTGCTGATTTGGGGTGCACAGGTGAACAGCGGGAGTGCAGTGAACACGTATGCCTCAACAACCGACTTGCTCACAATTTCCGACATCAGCGGGAACGCGAATAACGGAACCATCACAGGAACGCAAAGTACAGCCACGCCGAACACCTCGCCAGTGGGCTTGCGGCTAGTCCCTTACGCAAGTCAGTCCCAATACGTCACGATGCCCGCAGCGCTCACCGGGACGATGCAAACCGTAATCGTGGTAGCTGACGTGCCGCCGGAAAGCACCAACGCATACATTGATAAACCGTTCTTTGGGTCATCGGCGGCGCTTGGGCCAAAGATGCTCGTCACAAGCAATTGTGCGAATGGCGCGGGAGTCAACAACGCGAAAGCGAATGTGAGGGCGGCATGGTGGTTTGGCGCTTCCGGCACACCGGACACTACGGCGTGCTTGGCTATTTCTCAACCGCAACTGCCCACGGGGGCACAAATGGTTTCCGTCGTGATGGGGGCGGGAACGCAAGATCGAGTTTACGTAAATGGCGCCGAGTATGGATACTACAACTCTGGCAATATTCCGCCAACTTCATCGGCTGGCGTGAGTCGGGCGGGACTATCAGCCGCAACTCCAGAAATTGGAGCGGATAGCAGCATGGGTATTTATCTGGCCCAGGTGACAAGCACGGTCTACCCGGTAAACGTTTACTTCACGGCGGTTTACAACGTCCAAAAAACCGCTGAAGAGATCGCGCAGATTTACAACAATGTAAAAACATGGTTGGCGCAAACGAAGGGAGTGAGTTTGGGTCAATCGCCATTCAATACCTTGACAGGTAATCAATTAGTGTTCGACGGCGATTCCCAGACGGAGGGAAATTTTATACCCTCTAGCACCTACGCGGCGATCATCATAAACGGAACCTACCCAACAGCTAATACATTCACTACACAGCGCATTTTGGCAATCAGCGGTGGGGTGGCTGCGACTATTAGCAACAGGGGTCAGGCCGGTGGCTTGCCGTCTGTATATCAGCCGGGAAGCTCCCAAAACGTGTTTGTCGGCATGATCGGAGTCAACGACGTAAACAGTACAAGTGGATGCGGCCAGTTCACGACTACGGCGGCATGTGCAAATTACATACTTGGTCTCAATGCCAAAATGTTTGGCGCTTGGAAGGCGGCTGGCTTTAAAACGGTAGCCCTTCCGATGATTTCAGGCAATCCGGGTCCCGGGAATATTGTCGTCAACGCCAATCTAGCCTCGGTGACGACATTCATAAAACACGGCATGAGCACGGGCGCAAGTATCACCGTAGCGAATAGCGGAAACGCTTCCCTGAATGGCACGTACACCGTGACGGTAACGAGTCCGACAAGTTTCACCTTTACGACGTCGGGCGTGAGCGCCGGGACTTATTCGGCGGCAGCAACCACGATTACCAACGTCGTGATGTTCGACACGATCAAGGACGCCTTTAATGTCCTCCTGACTCAGCAACAGTGGCCCTGGGCTGATCAAATTGCCGATACATGCAGCGCCAATAACTACCTAGCTTCGGCAAATAGTGGGACCGCCTTTTCTTCTCTTTGTACGGACGGTGCGGCAAGAAGCAACAGTCAATGCGGAGGCGTTAGCTGTTGGCAGGAAAATTCAAGTGCAACTAACCTACATCCATCAGCGCAGGGGTATCTGCAAATGGTGCAGCAAGTACAAGCTGCGATCAACCGCACAGCACCGGTCAGCAATGCATCCGTGACATTCACCCCGGGCACTAACGTGACTTCGGCTACTTGTATTAGCTCGTCGTGCAACGCGCTCGGCGGAAGCGTGGAAATCGTCGGTGGGACAGCCACTACTGGCACTATTGCCACGGTCAATTACCCAGCGTTGACGGTAGCTCCAACCAGTTGCACGGTATCCGTAGACGGAGGCAGCACGTTCTTTGGAGTTGGGCACGGTACACCGACGACCACTTCATTTACAATCACATCCGCAGTCACGGTTTCAGGTGCCACGATTGATATTGACTGGATATGCAAGCAATAACTTAAATGACCCCCGCCCTCCAGACCGCAGCGGCGTCTCTCATCATGCAGATTGAGGGCGTCCGCCTCACAGGATACAGGGACACTGGCGGCGTGGTGACAATCGGCGTAGGCCACACCGGAAACGTGATCGAAGGTAGCCACGTGACGATAGCGCAAGCGATGGACCTCTTGAAGCAGGATTTAGCGCCGATCTTCGCAGCACTCGACAAGGCGGGAGTTACGACGTCGGGCAAGGTGCTAGCTTACGCCTCATTTGGCTTTAATTGCGGCGTTGGGGCTCTCGGCAAGGTGTTAGCGGGGCAGGATCGCATAGACAACCCACGGCACACGCGAGACGCCAGAGGCAATGTGTTGCCGGGCCTGTTGAGTCGCAGGAATTTGGAAGTAGCTTTGCTGGCTGTATGAGCGACCAAGACAAGAAGGCTGATGAGCGGCTGGTGGCCTGGGAGGGCGTCATCATCACGGCGATTGCGGCCTTGGTGGTGGTAGCGATGGTTTGGTTTGTGAGTGAGGCTATCGGGCAGTGACGCCAGAGCAGGAAGAGATTTTTTTCGATGCCTTGCTTGATGGGGCATCGGCGGTAGAAGCCACGATAGCGGCCGGAACTGACAAAAAGGCCATCTGGCGGCGACTGCAAAAGGATCGTCAGTTTCACTCGGCCTATTACGACGCCTGCAAGATCGGCGTAGAGAGCGACTTACACAAGGCCGAAGAGATGCTTGCCAAGGCCACACCCTACACGATTCACGTGGTGAGAGAGCGGGTGAACTGGATCAAGTGGAAGGTTGCCAAGCGTAACGCGCTCTACTCCGACAAGCCCCCGGCACAGGTGGACGAATCGGCCTCGAAGGGCATCAAGGTAACGGTGCGATCAGTGATTGACGAAAAAGGAGACGATGAATGCCTTATTCAGTAGGAACGGCAGCGGCGGTTTATCCGGGCGATGTGGCGACACTGGCAAGTGCGGAGACGGTGGCTAGTGGCTGGTTCAGCCAAGCCATGGCGCGAACTGCCATCACTGGCGCGGGTACAAAGAACATCACCTTCTCTTACAACTTCGCAGCGGCTCCCACGGCTACTGTCATCATTCAGGCGGCGATGAGCGACACTACCGCAGGATGGGCAGCGGCCAACACCGTTTACAGCGGCTCGAATCTTCAGAACGATACCTACACGGATGCGGGTTCGTCGCTGTTCTACCGCTTTGGCGTCCCTTCGTATTCCGCCGGCGGCACGTTCACCGGCATCGTTGGCGGCTAATGTGTGGCAAAAGTATCAGATGCCTTCGCGCTTGACATCGCCTTACAGCCTAAGCAGGAACAACTGCTACGGCTTATGCGTGCGACTGGGCCGAAGGTTGCTACCTGGATTGGTTTCGGTGGAGCCCGCGGCGGCGCCAAGACTGGCGGTATCCGGCGCGTCATGCTTCAGCGGCGATTCGAGAACCCCGGCACAACGGGTTTTATCATTCGTCGCAACTGGGGCGACATTGTTGAGACTTTCATCGAAAAGTACAAACTGGAGTTTCCGCAGATCAGTCAGTTTTACCACGATGGCCGGAAAGAGTTTCGTTTCCCGAATGGCTCACGCCTTGCGTTCAAGTATGGCGACACTCTCAAGGAAATTGAACAAGTCGCGCGCGGCCCGGAAGCCTTTGACCTGGCGATTGACCAAGCCGAACAGTTTACAGAGCAGCAGCTTATCTTGCTTCACACCCCTAACCGATGGCCTGGGGCGGCTCCTGGCGCGGTCAAAACCATTCTCGGCTTTAACCCTGGCGGCGCGGGCACTGCGTTCTTACGGCGCGTTTTCTGGCTCAAGCAATACCAAGGCAAAGAGCAGCCCCACGAGTACGCTTTCATTCAGGCTTACGGGTGGGATAACTACGAATGGTTCAGAGGCGAGTGCAACGTAGACGTAAAGACGTTCTACTCTCTGCCTTCAGAGAAACGCTTCGATCTCTTCATAAGCGAAACCTCGGAAGGCCGGAAAATGAACGCCTTACCGGAATATCTGAGGCTCGGAGAGCTTCTAGGACGGTTCGATAACTTTGCCGGTCAGTATTTCTCAGGCGTTTGGGATGAGTCAAAATGTGTTATCACTGCCTCCGACACGCAACGGATTGTACAGCCGTGGTGGAAGCACTGGACCTCGATGGACTGGGGTTTCAAGCATTGGGCTTGCCAGCACTGGTACGCAAGCGGCAAGCTCGGCCCCGATCAGCTTCGTGAATACTTTGGGACCATCTCGGATTACCCCTTGGATGTTGTCATTGTCAAGCGCGAACACGTGGCGCAAGGCGTTGGTGAGCCCGATTTGGCCCTTGAATGCGTGGCGCGAACGCCAGAAGACGAAATCAAGCAAATCAAGGCACACTTTCTTAGCCCTGACGCCTTCGCTAAACGGGGAAGTGCCCGAACCATTGCAGAACAGATGGATGAAGTCTTTACAATGCACGGCTTACCGAAAGCATGGCCCGCAGACGACGACAGAATTGGAGGATGGCGGTTCATGTATAACTGTTTCCGTCAAACTTGCCAAGTCATCGGAAAATCTGTTTCACGTGAAACCGCTTTATCTGGTTTTCCATTGCTCCTGATTAGTGCAAATTGCGTAGAAACAATCTCGGCCATTCCCATGCTTGTCCACGATCCAAAGAAAACAGAGGACGTTGAAAAGCAAGATACCGTAGCCGATGACGTGGCGGACTGCCTGAGATACGGCATCAAGAGCATGATGAATCCGCACCGGAAAGCACCTATTGAGGTTCGCCAAAAAGAAGTCTGGGATGTGACTCCGGGCGATGTGAACGCTAAAGTCATGGCCCTCAGGATCTTCAATGAGCGGGAAAAGAAAGTAACGACGCGGGTGAGGTCTCCATGGTAGAAGCATTCCTAAAATGGCTGGACAAGAGGTACGTTACCAAGGCCGAATACGAAAAGGAATTGGAAAAGCGCGTGCTGGAAATCAAAAAACTCTATGCCCAAATTGATGACTTATTTAAGGCCGAATACGAACGGTGCGAAAAGTCCATCTTCGACCTTGAGCAGAAACTTACCAAACAGCAGACCCAGCAGAAGCTAAACGAGCCTCCAAGAGTAGTCCGCACCAGAACATTTTCCGAGTTTGAAGAGCAAATGGCGCAGTTAGCCCAAGAATTGAGGACATCATGAGCACAATCGCAGACTTTGGCCGCAAGAAAGCGGCTCCACCAATGAAGACCAAGGGACCGGAGACGGCACCCACGCAACACGCCGACATGAAAGACAGCGAGACTCCGCAGGATATGGATGAGCTTTCGCTGTGCAATCACGGCGACGGTACCTGTAGCACATCAGACGGCGAGGAGCACGGCTCTATCCATGAAGGCATGGCTCACATGGCCGAAAAGATGGGTCACAAAGAGCTTGCCGACCACATCCGGGCGCACGAGTCCGGCGAACCCGCTGGCATGGCGAATGACAAATACAGCGACCATGCGGCCATGCGCGTAGGAATGTAGCCATGCCCTTCCTGAGTCGCCAGCAGCAGAAATGGGGCCACACCAAGGAAGGGGAGAAGGCTTTGGGCGGTCCTGCGAAGGTGGCCGAATGGGATTCAGTGACGCCGAAGAAGCTACCGTACAAAGTCCCAAACAAGGGCAAGCTCTCCAACCGATTCAAGGCAGCGAAATGAACCCCGAACAAGCCCCGCCCATGAGCGGTGAGCAAAAATTGGCATTCGTTGAGGCTCAGATTAGCGCGGGATCAACCGATATGCTTTGCCCTTACTGCGGTGCTCATAACGCCTTCGGTTCACAGTCGCTTTGCTGTGGCACGTTTGCCGACGCAGTGAACGCAGTCCTTGATCGCATCTCCACCCGCCAGCAGAAACAGCAGTTCGAGCGTATCGCAGAGCAAATCGACAAACGACCAGTAGTGATTCAATAATGGCAACCGCCACACTTCCAAATCCCGCAGAAATCGACGGCGCGAACGCTCCGCAGACGGAAGCCGAACAAAACGGCGCGTCTCAGCCCTACGGCGTTCGTAATATCGACATGCCCGAAACGCTGGTAAATGCGCTAAAGGGCTTGGCCGTCACGTTTCAGGCGCAGGAGCAGTTCGACAGACGGCAGGAAGTTCTACAGGACCGCAAACATCGCTTTTACCGGGATGGCTACCAATACATTTTTGAGGACCCTCGAACGGGATACTTCCAAGTGGGCGCCAGCGGCTCGACTTTCAACTATGGAAACAACACGAACTATGTTTGCCCGCCGCGGTTGAAGGTCTACAACATCTTTCAGCCGGCGCTCCGGGCTATCACGGCCGTTCTTAGTCAAACGCCAGCTTCCAGCGACTTTGTACCCAACTCCGTAGACCGTCCCGAGGACGTTGATGCGGCCGATCAAGCCGAAAAGTACCGCGCTATCTTCAAACGGCACAATTCCTGGAAGCAGCAGCAGCAAGAAGCTGTAAACATGATGGGCGTCTCGGGGCGAACGGTCCTATGGACGCGAACGGAAGCCGATGAACAGAAATTCGGCATCAACAAGCGCACCGGGAAACCGAATCAGCGCGAAATTCGCACGATTCACGGCACTTTAGAGACGAAATGCACGATTTACGCGCGAGAACTGAAAGACTGCCCGTATTTCTTCATTTTCGACGATCCAAACATCAATAACGCGCGCGCGCAGTACCCGGAGATTGCCGACAAGCTGCAAACGGGCATGGCGGGCATTGGCGAGAACAATTATGAGCGGTTTGCGCGTCTCGGAGTGCTGCAAGGCTCCCGGAGTGAAGCCAAAATCGGGGAAGCGCTCTCGCATTTGGTCACTCGCACTCATTTATGGTTGCGGCCGCAAGCATGGGCGGATAAATCGCTTGATACTCAGTTTGAGGGCGGCACGTGCCGGGACAAATTCAAAGAATTGTTTCCGCAAGGCGCGCACGTGGTCTTTGTGGGCGATGTGTTCGCGGGCGCGTGGGAAGAATGTCTTGACGATCACATAGCGGTGAAATGGCCCTACCCTGGCGACGGCATGTCAAAAATGCCGTTCATGAAACCAGCGGTACCGATTCAGGACGATTTCAACAATGACAACCGGATGTACAGGGATGTCAAAGAATACGGATGGCCGTCTCGCTGGTTCAAGGCCGAAACGGAAGACTTAGACGCCATTATTTCGCAGCGCGCGGAGCCTTACGCTTACCGTGAGGCTAAGGGCGTGCCGCAGAGTACGGCGGTAGAGTCGCTTTTCTATCAGGAGCCTGATCCAGAGATACCCCCAACACTGTTTCAGCACACCCAATGGATGCAGGGGGACTTGCTGCAATTCATTCTGGCGATTGTGCCGGCCATTCTGGGCGCGTCCATGGACGAAGCCGGAAAAACCGCCAGCGGTTACGCTCAGGCGCGGGCTACGGCCCTCGGCCAACTTGGAATCATCTGGGGCAACATCGTAGACCTGTTTGCGGAGTCCGATCGGCAAGCGGCTTTGTGCGCGGCGGTGAATCCTGACTATCTCGATGACGAACCAACGGTCGAATCGGAAGACGGCGTTACCAAGCTCTCAGTGGCCGATATCGCCAAGGGCAGCTTCCACGCGCACGTTGACGATGACTCCAGCTTCCCGGAATCGACCTCGGCCAAACGCTCTCAAGTGGGGCAACTGGTTACGATGGCGGTGCAAACTCCCGTAGGTGCTCAAATCTTCCAAAGTCCGAAAAACTGGGCCACGATTAACAGCTACATGGGCGTTCCTGAGTTGGAGTTTCCGCAGATCGAAGCCTACGAGAAGCAGGAACGGGAAATAGATTTACTCTTGCAGCAAGCCCCTATCCCTCCCGGCCCGGAAGAACTGGCGGCGGCAGGGCAGCAAGCGCAGATCCAACACGCGGCGGCGGCGATGGCGGCCAAAGCGCAGGGATTGCCGGAGCCTCCACCACCTCCACCACCGGACCCCTCGGCCATGCTCAAATCGAGCGTTCCGGTGGGCTTGTTCGACTTCCATCCGTTTGAGATCGAGTCTTGCCGCGATTACTTGAGCAGCGCGGCGGCGTATAAGCAGAAAACAGCCGGAAACGCGCAAGGGCTCTTGAATATCGAGCTTCACATCAAAGAGCACTTGCAAGCGGCTCAGGCTCTCGCTCAACTCATGGCACCCATGGCCCCGCCGATGCCTCCACCCGCGGCAGCCAAACCCGCAACACACGCACACCCGCCAGCGGCTAAAGCTGGCTTACCGCCTCCGGGCGGCGGTGGGCCAACCGTTTAAAGGAAAACATGGAAGACGTAGCAGTGATGGACGCGGCGGTAGAAGCCGCACCCGTTGAAACTCCCACAGAATCAGCCGTCGAAACTCCGACCGATGCGGCGACGGGCGGCGAACCGCAAGTAGACCAAGACGAAGCGGCGGTACAGGCGGCGAAAGCCCCGGTAAGCCTGCTGGACGGGCAAAAACTCAGCCCCCAGCTAAAGGCGCATTTGGATGGCCTCAAGGCGACTGATCCGGCTTTAGCGGCGGCACTCAAGCGCACGATTTACGAAAACAACGCCTTCAAACAGGCTATTCCGGGCGGCGTTAAGGAATATCAAGCCCTCAAAGGCGAGATCGAAAGCCTCGGCGGTCCAGTCGGGATCAAGCAAGCCATTGAAACGGCGGGGCAGTTCTCGAAGTTCGACGAGCTTTACACGGCTGGTGACCCCGCATTCGTCAAAGAATTGGTTCAGGGCGATCCGGTAGCCTTTCAGAAATTGGCCCCGGCGATGTTTGATGAGTTCGCGCGGCAGAATAACGCGGGATTCACTACCTACATTGCCAAGTGCATCACCTCCAACATGGCGGCGTCTGGATTCGACACTAACTTGCAATTGCTGGCGGCTCTCATGCCGACCGACAACCCGAAAGTGGTTGAAGCCTTTAATAACATCGTGGGCTACGTGCAGGGCTTGAAGGGCTTCGCACAGAAAGACATCGTTCCCGTTGAGAAGCAGCCCCAAGGCGGCACGGACAAAGAAGCCGAACTTGCGAGACGCGAACAAGAGCTAACCGTGAAGGAGTGGACTACGGCGGGCGTCCAGCAGCGGGCGCAAGTGTTTCAAGCCGAAATATCCAAGCTCACCAACGGGCAACCGTTGAGCAATGACGAGCGGGCGGCAGTCGGTACGCTGTTTGAGGCGAATTACAAACGCGCTCTCAGCGGCAAGCCTGGCTATGAGCAGACCGTTGACCGCTATCGGGCAGCGGGTGACCGTGAAGGGTACCTGAAGTACACCACATCGACATTTAAGGAATTGATGCCAGCCGCTTTACGGCAAGCGGTAGGCGTGGTTATGCGCTCGGCTAAGACGGGGAAACCCGCAGCAGCAGCAGCGCAGCCACAAGCAGCGGCCCCGGCCAAACCAGCGGCCCCCGCAGCCCCAGCAGGATTTCAGAGGGTGGGCAAAAGCCCCGATTCTGGAGAAATCAACTACCGCGTGACGGATGCGGACATGATCGCAAAACGTCAAGCGGTGCTCAAAGATGGCCGCAAGGTCACTTGGGCGTAGTTTCGTTTCGTTGAGTGGCACAGGTAGCGGGAAGCCTCAAACCGATAGCCTCTCAGCGAAACAGTTAGTTCATTCGGCTCTCAAGTGTAAAAGCACAGCAGCGCTCAAGCTGGCCTACGGGCAAATGAGCACACAGCGGGGCACTCAAAAAATTCAACTTTAGGAGTGTCTTTCTATGGCAAATACAGGCGCAGTTGTGTCCCAGGCAGTAGCGGCACAGCGTGAATATCTTCGGCCGGAACTCGAAAAATTGTTTCTGGCTTCCTCTCGGCTTTGGTCGGAAATCAAAACCCGCACTGATGTAACAGCCGTTTCTAACCGTCCGGCCCGCATTCCGTTCTTGGTGCAGGGTGGCGGTAAACCTCGCGTTGGTAACTTCGACGGCGGCGTTTTGGGCCAAGGCTCCAGCGTCACGGAAGTCCCCGGCGCTCTCTCTTGCGTCTCGCTCTTGAGCGCGTGGCAGTACTCGGCCCTTACCGAGTGGTCTACGAACTCTGACGAGAAGGCGATTGAAAATTACGTTGTCTTGACCCAGAAGGAAGCGACCAAAACCCACGCGGGCTTCATGGACGCGGCTTTTCAGGGCGACGGCTCGAACACGCTGGACAGCATTGTTAGCGTGAACGTGATAGGCTCCAACTGCTTAGGCGTTCACAACGCTAACCTCTTTGGTGACGGTTGGGACTTGGACGTGTGGTCTGCCCTTGGTGGCACCAATCGCGGTACGGTTACGGTCAACTTTGTTGACTCGGCTAACAACTGCATTTGGTTGACGGGCGCCGTCCCTGCTGGCACCACGGCGGGCGACTTGCTTCTCATCAACGGTTCGGCGGGTACCGCGGCCTCCGGGTTGTTTGGTTTGCAGTATTACCAGACCTCGGCCAACACCGGCACTTACATGAACATCGCGCGGTCCAGCTACCCTGGCCGCTTCTCGACTCCCTCCATTACCACATCGGGCGCTTTGACCCCGGCGCGTGTTCGCGCGTTGGCCGGCCAAATCAAGCTGGCGATGGGCATCGAAGAGTACCAGAAACAGGACTTGATGGTTCATTGCGGAGTAGACATGGAGGCAGCGTGGGAAAACAACGCTCTCCAAGTCCAGCGCATTGACGATTTCAAGGGCGGTAGCAATTCGCAAGACATGCTATCGAAGGAAGCCCCCAAGACGATTGGCGGGCGTCCGATGCTGGTGAACGAACGGGCCATCCCTGGCCGTCTCGATTGGCTGGCTCTCAAACATTGGTTCAAAATTGAAACCAAAAAGCTGGACTACTACGAAGCGGGCGGGCAGACCGTTTTCCCGTTGTACGACGGTACAAGCGGCTCTCTTACCTCCTCGGAGTTGTTCTACCTTGTCCAAATGGTTCAGGTTGGCAACGGCCAACCGCGTTTGGGCGCCTACATGACCAACGTGACTATCCCGACTGGCTTCTTCGGTCGGTAGTGACTCAACCCGGAGGGCCGTCACCAGCGGCCCTCTGTTAAGGGAGATATGGCAGAACTCAATCCAGTAGTGGACATCCTAACGGCGGCGGAAGCGATTACGGTGACTTCCAGCGCGTACCGTACCGCGATCAGCAAAGAACTGGTCAACAATCCGCAGATCAATTCGGCGCACATCTCCGGGCTAGCTGAAAAGCTCGGGGCGGAAGAAACCGCATTGATTGCGGCGGCGCAAAACCTCAAAACCGCTCTCGAAGCAGCCAGCAAAGAACAGCAATGAGCTACGATCCCAAAGCCAGCTTGCAGCACTATCCGTATTCCATGGCGCAGTTTGGCGTCAATCCGTTCGGGGAAAACCTCTACCGGATTGTGTTCAACGGCACCCGTCGCAGCATGGTAGGCGGATTGTGGTCTTCGGGAAAGATCGGGTACGAATGGCTACAAACCTACGACGCTATCCCGGCGCATAAATGGATTCTCGAAAAGTGGCTATCCGCCTGGGATTTTACGGGCATGAGCCAAGAGCGTTGGGACTTGGAGACACGCGACCCTGTAACCGGGATGCTCTGCATGGGCCTTTATCCGTCACGCGGCGAGTATGAGTTACTCCATGCCTTCGTGGTGACCAGCCCCGGCGATGCCAACATAGGCGAACTCATCCAGCGCGCGGAACGCGCCAAACTGCGAACGCCTCAGCAAGTGGCGCAGCGGGCGAAAGCCGACAACGAAGCCGAAGAGAAGCAGCGGGACGCCAAGCTAGATGGCATGATCCGCGAAAGCCTCCCGGCGTATTTCATGCGGCCTATGGTGGGCGCTCATGCGAAGCGCTCGACCAAGAGTTACCCAATCGAATTAACAGCACATCAGGCAGGGCTACCCACTCGACGCGGCCCCGCTATCCTGCAACCCTAACCAAAGGATTTTATGATTACCGCAACAGAAGCAGCGCGCAGCGTTCAGCAGATGGTCAGAGAAACGAACGGCGGCCGCGAAATGCCCGCTATCCCTGAATTGATCCGGCAAGTGTCGGAACGCAACAAGGTTTACATCTACAACGTGGGACCGTGGGGCAAAGAAGTTTCGATGTCCTCAGATGGACGCTGGTTCATCCCTAAGTGTGAAGAGGGGCAAAAGCACTCGGCCCCGCTCATCGTTCCCGGCGTTGTCATCAGCCCCTATCCAGAGAACGAAAAGAAAATGGGCATTCATCAGGAAGACGGCAGATATTTTGCTCACCAGATCATCGGCGTTGGTCCGATGCGAAGCCCCGCCGAAAACCTGACTCGCTTTGGAATCTTCATTGCAGCGGGCGAGAAGCCCACGGCGCAGGAATTGGCGGAAGCCAACAAGAAACTGACGGAGTATTGTGAATCGCTGGTAAAAGAAGCGCGGCAAGCTCACTCGCAAGGCGCGAAAGCGGCACAGGAAACCATTGGCGAGGAACATAAATGGGCGGCGTCTCGGCTGAACCTAAATGATGAAACGTGGCTCGGCAACTATCAGCCGAAGGGTTTGCAAAAGTGTCCCGCTTGCGCGTCTCCCTGCGACCCGGAGGCTTCCATGTGTGCCACGTGTCAAGCCGTCATCAATCGAACTAAGTTCGATGAACAGGTGAAAGCCGGAATTATCGCGCCTCGTTTCGCTGGTAAGTAAATGCCCATTCTCCCTCCCGTCTCTGGTGCTCCCTACGATCCGGTAACGGTTGCGCTGGACATCGCGCGTCTGAAGCTAAATGATTACGTCATTCCGGGCGGCGAGATGTTCACGAACAACCAGGTGTACTCGCAGACGGCGACTAATGCGGCGTGGCGCATGTTTCAGCGGGATCTCACCAACAAGGGCTACACGCGCACGAAGGGCAAAATCATCATTGAGAACTTGCCTCCGGTTCAATCGCTTGATCCGGCCTCGGAGGTCTCGCTAAGTTGGACGGGCTACAACGATACCGCGAACCTCTGGCCGGATTTGATTCTGCCTCCTGATTTTTTCTCTCCGCTTTATGTGTGCGAACGGCAGACGGGCACAAACACGCCGTTTAGCTTGCCTCTTCAGAACTGCATTGACGGGCTACCGCAGAACCCCAAGCAATCCTTTAACGGCGTTTGGGAGTGGCGGCAAGACGCTATCCGAATGCCTGGGGCGCAGAGCAACGTAGATTTGCAAATTGAATATTTGCAAGGGCTTGCCTCGTTTCAGACTATTGGCCCCGTCTTTTGGTATAACCAGCCCATCCCAATAGTCGATTGCGCCGATGTCTTCGCCTGTTACATCGCGTATCAGATATCGAAACCACGCGGCGACATGGACGCGGATTCGCTCTTGCAAGAGGGGCGCGACGGCGTACAGTTGATTTTCAACCGGGACGTGAAAGCAAAACAGCGCGTATCGACCCGGAGACGTGCATTCAGTTCAGACATTTATCAAAACAACTACTAAGGAGTTTCACCCATGGCTATTACGTTTACTGTGGACTCGTTTCAGAGCACGGATCAAAGCAGCTTTATCGTTGAAGGCGCACTGGCTTTCACCGGGAACTATGTGACGGGCGGCGACACGCTCAATTTTCAGAACGCGGTAGGCGCTCCGGGCCTCGGTGCGGACGCCATCAAGTCGTCTCTGTTGCCGCACTTTGCCGACATCATTGAACGGCCTGTTGCCGGCACCTCGGGGACGGGCTATACGTTCCTCTATTGCGCTGGCACGAATCAGACAAATTGCGCGGTGCAGATTTTCAACGGCACAACGCAGCTAGCGGCGGGCGCTTATCCGGCTGGCATTACGGGCGCTGTGATCCGCGCTCGGTTTGAGTTTCTCGCTTTCCTCTAAATAGATGGCTTTCGGCCCCACTAATTCAGTTGAAGTACCTTTAGAAGTTTTCGGGGGACTCATCACAGAGATGAGCCCTATCGACCTTCAAGACGGCGGCTCTCCTGATAACTCGGATTGTGTTTTTGCTCCCGGCAACGTCTCCAGCCGTCCGGGACTGCAAAAGGTATTCTCGTCTGCATTTGGCGGGAATGTCACGATCACCGGGGCAAAGAGCTACATCGCGCCGGATGGCACAATCTACAATCTGTACTTTGATTCCAGCGGCAAGCTGTACGCGGAAAACCAGACAGCGGCCCCCGGCGTCCGAACGCAGATTTACCAAGTTCCCGCAAGCCATGGCCTCTATATGCGGGCTTGCTCGGCATTCGGGCGGGCCTACATTGCGATCAGCGACGGCAATCTAGGCGCGGATGTGCCCTTGCAGTTCGACGGCACATTCTTGGACCGAATAACGCAGGATGGCCCCGGCGCTCCTCCGACCGTGCGGAGCGTGGCGCTTCCTGCTTCGACCATGGCGGTATCGGCTCCACCGGCTGTTCTTACGGTGGTGGAAGTAGACCCAGCGGGCGGGCCTCCGGGCGGTCCTTATACGACGGTCAACATTTTCGTTTCCTCCACTGGTAGCGCGTTGGTGGGTGGCACAGCCATTATCGCGGGCAACTCCTCTATAAACGGCTCATTCACTATTTTGGAGGTTTACCCGGGCGTAGGCGGCGGCAATGGCTTGATTGTGGGCGCGGCCTCGCTTCCCATTGGCACAGTCTTTGGGCTCGGTGGAACTTGCACCCTCGGCAGCGGCTCCACGATGGTGCGGGCGGCCAACACGGTAACGGTGCAGACCACGGCCCCGCATAACCTCCAAGTGGGGTATCAGGCGCAGATCAGCAACGTTCCAGCATCGGCGGTTGGCGGCGGCATTACGTCAATCGTGGTGAATAATGAGGCTACTCCCGGCGTAGCGACGATCACCACGGCTTCAGTTCATGGCCTCGTGCCTGGTGCATTCGTTACCATCAACGGCGTCTCTGGCGTTTCGGTGGGCGGTGGCATCAGCACGTTATCGCGGCAGGGTGGCATTGTCACGGCTCAGACGGTATCGGCGCATGGCTTGGCCCCCGGCTCGGCGGTTACCATCGCGGGCGCCAGCGTTTCGAGTTTCAATACTTCGACGGCCGTAGTGACCATTCCGGGCCCCAATCAGTTCACCTACTATCAGACGGATTCAGACGCCACGGCGACGGGCGGCACGGTAACGCTTGACTGGCCGATTTTAGACACTGCCACGCCTAGCTATTTCGAGGTACAAAGCGCACCCACGGCCAATAAGTTCACGGTGGCTCTGAATTACTCAGATGGCACGTGGACGAGCGGCGCGGTTTCTTTCGCATGGGCGGGCAGCTTCTTTGTAGCCAGCGTCCCGAACGCGAACACGTTCACCTATCAGCAGTACGGGCCGGACGCAACTACGGCGGCGGTGGGCACGGTGACGCCTTACGGTTTGGCGGCCCCCGGCAAACATCAATTGCGGCTTTCGTTTCTGACTCGGCAGGGCTATCAGACAAAACCAAGTCCTCCGGTGACATTTGAAGCAAACGGCGGGCAATATATAAGCGTTTCTAATGTTGCGATTGGTCCGCCGAACGTGGTGGCGCGCATTCTGGAGTTTACGGGCGCGGAAGGGTCGGTTTGGTACTACATTCCCGTTCCGGCGCAGTCGAATGGGCAGCAAGTTTCGACGGCTACCCAGATCAATGACAACACTTCGACGGCGGCGATCCTCGACTTCTCAGACAATACGCTTTTCAACTCGATTTCGACCAGCATTCCGGGCAACAATACGGCCAACCAGCGCGTTTTAGATGGCGCCCTCTCGTTTTCGTACTACAATCAGCGTCTTATCGCCTTTGGGCAGCGGAACAACGTTCAGGGCTTGCTCAACATGGGTTTTGAGGGTGGCGCGCTGCCAACATCTCCAACGATCCCGACTGGCTGGGATTTGAAGTCAGGCGGCGGGGCGCTTTCGAGCAGCACACGAAGCGCGGCTCAATGGTCAATGACGGCCTCAGGCACGGTGAGCACCACTACCAGCTTTGGCGAGATTTCGCAGAGTTTCTATCAGGATGCCTACGGCGCACCATTGGCCGCGGCGAACACCCTCTATAAGTTCCGCTGCTTTGTCTCATGTAGCGCGACGGATACCCACTACCAACTAACGGCGAAGATCAGCAGTTTCTCGGCTGGCTTTGTGGCTTTCGCTGGTATTCCGGGCTCGGCCATTACGACGAACGGCGGATGGGTGGAAGCGGTTTTCAGCGCGAAAACCCCGGCGACGATTCCCGCCGATTTGACCTTTGATGTCTACTTGGCCGCTATTCCTGGCATAGCAACGCCTTTGACGGTGAACGTAGATGAGATGAGTGTGATTTACGCGGCTCAACCGACACTAGATCAAATCGCTTATGCATCCTATGTGGGCAATCCCGAGGCATTTGACGGCGTAACGGGCAAGTTTGGCCCCGTCAACGATCAGCGGAAAATTATGGGCATGGCGATTCTCCGAGATTCGCTTTGCATGTTGACGCAAGATCCGGCCGGCCGATTGCACGAGACGAACGCGAACGGTGTTACGGAGCCTTCCGGCTGGACTGTGAATGAGATTGCTTCCAATTGCGGGGCGGTTTCGGCCAATGGCATCACGCAATCACAGAGCGACGATTCCAGCGCCTCTGGCGGCGAGGAATGGTTTGCATGGGCGTCTTGGAGTGGCGCTCAGTTCTTCGCGGGCGATCAGCCATGGTTACTCACGCAAGAAATCACGCCGAACTGGAATCAGATCAACCCAGCGGCTTACCGGACCATCTGGGCGCTCAATGATCCGCGCGCGCGGTGCATGTATTTTGGCTTGCCGACTGGCACGGCGACGGCCCCCGATGTCATTTACTATCTGAACTATCAGGAATTGCAGGGCTCCGAAATTGCCAACAGCGGGCCTATCAAAATCGGCATGAGCGGCAAGCTCTTGACTACGGACAAAACGCGCAAATGGTCACCTTGGCAACTCTCCATGAACGGCGCGGCCTTGATGTATCAAGGCTCGACGGCTTCATTGCAGAGCACGTTTTTCGCCGGGAATGGTGTCACTCCGGGCGCGTCAACAGCCAACGCTTTCGGCAATCTGTACGTGTTGAATCCAGCCTATCTCACAGACGATGATTACGGCCTGATCTCGCCCTACTACACCACTTATTTTTTCGTGAGCAGAGAGCAAGAGCAGGGTTTACAGCTTGGCAGTCATCGCAAGGTAGTCACCTATCTTCAGGCGTTTGTTGCTGGCATCGGCAACCTGACAATATCGGCCTATCCCGACGCATTGAGCAACCAATGGCCGCTTCAATGCGTCCGGGCGGCGATTCAGAACCCCACGCATGATTTGGAGTGGGGCGGCGGCAACGCGCAAGGCGGGCGCATCGCGTTCAAGTTTACCTCGTCTCCTAGCTCGGGGACGAATAACAGTTTTCAGCTTTCTAAGGTAGTTGTGGCCCTTCGGCCCGCTACCCGGATGCCCGTCAGGGGTTCGTTATGAGTCAGCAATCCTCTCAGGTTCGTGACATCGCCTGGCTGAAGAATCTCAAACTTGAGGGCGCTCCTGACTTTGGGACGCGCTTGCATGGCCTTCTTTCGGACATGCTCCGAGGGCAAGATAATCTGGCGATGCAGAGCAACGGCAACACGCAAGGGCAACCAGCGGCCCCGCCTCCCATCAACGGCTTGAAAGTGACCGGACAGAACGGGCATTTTCACATAGCGATCACCGATCAGAACCCCATCTATCGCGGGATCAAGTATTACGCAGAATATTCCACCACGCCGAATTTTCAGAACCCGCAAGCTATCCACATGGGCGATAGCCGAAACCATTCAATCTTTCTCGGCAACGGCACTTACTATTGGCGGGCATACAGCGCGTATGCGGCTAGTCCTGCTTCTCAGGCGTCGTATCACGGTGGAGCACAGCCACAGGCTGTAAGCGGCGGCGGATCAATTGGCGGTCCAGCGTTTCTTCCGGCTCAGGGGACGGGGACGGGCGCACCGGGGCAGGGGCTTCATGGGCCTGGGCCTGTG